TCATTTGAGTTAGATGTGTACTCAGGAAACTTGCTCTGATTAAAGCTCATATAATCTATGAATCTTCTTGTGTAGTATTCTGCTATGTCTAACTCTTTTTGCACTAAGTAATCTACCTCCTCTTTAGAAACTGTTTCTGCTGTTTCACTAACGTGCTTATAGATGCCTCCATTTTTAATCGTATAGGCTGCAAATGGCAAGTAGTCCACCATAGCATAGTGTATTAAGATTGGCTGCACAAAATTATTAACTAGCGTTAGGTAATCTCCTGTCAGGTTGCTAGCTAGAATATCATTGCTAATCTTATCATATAGCTTGCTTCCTAAGTAGTTTCTAACGTGAATCTCTTGAGCTATCTTGATAAACTGAATAAACTTATCTGTATCTACGTTGCCGTCTAAGATGCTATTTCTTACTAGATCTGTTCTTGTTATAAAAAGTGCTGTAGCCATTATCCTCTAGGTTTTAAAAATCCTCTATTTTTCATATCTTTTGGTCTCTTAGCTACTTTAGGATCATTTACCTCAGGAGTAAAGCCTTCCTTCTTTGCTTTATTGACGCTTATCTCTGCATTAGGATTAGTAGCATCAGGATTAACACCCTTAGCCATATAGGTTTTTCTCATCCAAAAGTGATGACAGTCTCCTCCTCCTTTATATAGCCAAATATCATAAGTACTAGCTCCATTTGGCCCCCATCCTGCATTAACTGCTCTTTGACCCATAGCTTGAATATCCTCTTTTCTATAAATCTTCTTAGCAGCTACCATCTTTTGACAAAACTCTCTTGAGTTATCTGAGGTTCTTAGTGGTGCATATTGGTATCTTACTTTGAATCTTAGGTTATCCTCTTCACCATCTTGCTCGCTCTTTGCATTTGGTCTAGCAGTTCCTGTAGAGGCTAGTCCTATCATTTTATCTAAAGCCTCCTCTTGATCGTAATCTACCGCTCTCTCATCAACAAGCACCCAGTTATCTAAATCCTCATCTTCTCCAAACTCTTGCAATAAGTCTGCAAGCTCCTCAGTAGCCTCAGGATTTTGCTTGCTCATTTTTACTCCTGTCTCTTCTTCTCTTGTTTCATCATCTACCACATTTTCTAAGTCTGTAAATTCTAGTGGCTGTAAAGTTTTAAAGTATAGATTAAGAGAAATGCTGTTATAAGCTAGTATCTGGTCAAAAGCATCTATCAATAAAGTTTGAAAAGGTCTAATAACTGTGTTATCCATCAAAATAGAGGCTGTTTTAAGCTCGTCTGCGTTATTTCCTAGACCTGTGTTATCCTTGATACCTAAAAGCATAGGAGATACGATTCTATGGCTTACTAGGATCTTTCTAGCACTCTCATCTGATAAGAACTGATACTGATTATGAGCATCTGATAGTTGAACTGGCTCAATATTAGCCTGTGCATCTGCATTGTCATTGAAGCTAAGAATAAACTTCCCTGCATTTGAGCTGCCTGAGAACTTCTCATAAATTCTATTCTCAATCAATCTTCTTTGCTCTTCATTAGGTACTCCATTATTGAAGTTAATAAGCATAGATGGTGCTAAGCCATTTAAGATGTTATTTAAGTGATAGTTAGAAATTTCCTCCTCTAGCTCACTATATTGCAATCCTCCTTGATAATCTACAGGAGAGTAGTAATAGAATCCTGCTCTGTAAGGTTTAACTACATAAATCTCTATTGACTCTCTGCTATACCCAAAGCAAGGTATTCTCTTAGGCTCATCTGTAGGCTTCATATTTGCCCAGTCTTTAAAATAGTAGTAAGCCTCTATATCTCCTTCTTCATTGCATTTCTCAGCTCTTAGTGTTTCAATAGGAAAATGCTCTACCTGAGCTACTTTTGTTCTGTCCTTAGAGTAGATAATCTGCATTGCACAGCTACCCATTAGTTTTAAGTCAAAAACTAGCTTTCTCACACAGTCTTTTTTAAGCAAAGTAATCATCTGTGCATATTGGTCAGGCTTTCTGTTAGAGTCAGTAGCATCTAAGCCTTTTCCGTAAATCATCTCTGACAAGCCATTAATAGCAGCATTGTTAGTAGGCGATCCATTGTATCTATCAATCAAAAACTGATAGTAATTGTTATCCTCTCCATAGGACACCCATTCTTTGCCTCTTACTTCCTTGATTTTAGGAGAAGTGTAGGTACTTAGATTAACTAGATGTACCTCTGATTGAGACTTAGGCTTTGGAGCAGGTCTTTGATTCTTTAGCTTTCTCATATTATTATGTACTCATTATCGTATGTCTTTTCTGTAACATACTCATTTTTATTTACTGTGTAGTACTCATCCTCTGTCTGATCTAAAGGCTGATCCGTGCAGAATATCTTATCCTTATACAAACTAAGAGCTGCACCCTGAGAATCCTCCCACTTGTCATAGTTCATATTCCATAGCAAAGTGTTTTGCTCCCACAAGTTAGGATCTACAACAAAGTCAAAATCATAGAACCTTCCCTCTATTAGCTCAAAACTTGCTGTATATACCAACTCATCACCATCCTGTATTAAATCTACTGCTTGATTAGTAGTTACATTGGTACTATCATCTCTTATATATAGCGTAGCACTAGTAACATAATCTCTAGGAACAAATCTTAGACTTTGTGCTGCCGTACTAGTAGTAAGTATCTTCATACATATATAACGCTAAAAAGTAATTATTTTGCATAGGTGCAAAAAAAAAGGCTAACATTAAGCTAGCCTCCTTCTCTCTAAAAAACAATATTAAGCATCAGGATCAATCTGAGTAGCAGAAGCATCATCTGTAATTACTGTAGAAGTAACAAAGTATGCAGGAGCTGTCTCCATAGCTTCAAATGTCAAAGTGAATCCTGAAAGGTCAGCCATAGCTGCACCTGAAACAATAGTACCACCAGTTACCTCTGCTCCGTGTTCAAGTCCTACTAGGAAAAAGTTTCCATTGTAATCCTCTATAGCAACGTGAGGTCTAGCAGCAGCTAGTAGTTTAATCTCCTCTTGAGTAGCCTTATCTAAGTAAGTGAGTGTCAAGTTAAGAGTTTGCGTGTAAAAAGTAGTACCATTTTCTCTTGATGAGTTTACAGTAGTCTCTAGGCTAGAGTTTCCTTTAATATCATACTGATACCAAGAAGGAGTGCCTGATAGAGCTGTAATTTCACCTGATGCAATGGTAGCTGTACCTAAAGTGCCATAGTCCGCAAAGTAAACTGTTTTAAGTCCACCTACAGCACTCTTACAAGGTAGTGATCTTCCTGTTGTTAATGCACAAGCCATATTTTAAGTATTAAAAAAGGGCAGGCAGGAACTGTCCTTACCCACCCTTTATATTAGACAATTATTATTTATTAAGCTAAAGTAAGCAAAGCAATATCTGAACCAATTCCGTACTGTACACCTGCAGTAAATCGCATTACTACACGAACATTCTGAGAACCATCTAGATCAGCCATATCTAACAATTTAACTTCTTGATGATCTGATAAAAGACCTGTACCGAAGTAGAAGTTAGATTTTTGTCCTGCTACGATGTGGTCAGTAGGCATACCTGAAGCAAGTACACACTTAATTCCATCAAAAGAAAGTGCATTGCCATTGTTGTACCATAGTGATCCTCTGTTTTCGTAACCTGCAGCACCAACTCCGTTAGCAGCATATCCACCTAATTGACGGATGTAGGCTTGCCAAGCGTTTGTAGGCATATAGATAGTCAAATCCTCTTTGCCATAAACAGCAGAAGGAAGAGCATCTACTACATTCTCTAACAAAGTGATGATGTTAGTAGAAGAGAAAGCAGTTTCTCCACCATTAGCAGCATCATTTACATCAGCATCAGCAGCAGCTAGTACAGTAATACCATCAAACTCTCCTGCGTTACCTGTAACACCACCCCAGATGTTTTGCTCGTTTTTCTCAGCTACTAGTCCTGCAACGTGAGCAATCAAGAAATCACTAAAAGCAGGAGGTAGGTTGTCAAATGCAGAATATCCCATCTGTACAGCTTCCCAGTCTGAGTGAAAATCTTTCTTACAAAGCTCAAGGTTTACTTGAAACTCCTCAGGCTGAAGAATACGCTCAGTCAAAGTGATTGTAGCTGTGTCTGTAAAGTCGCAAGTAGCATCTTTGATTACGTTAGAATCAGTTGCTAATTTTTTGATAACCTCTTTGTATTTTACATTAGGTTTAATTTCGATGTTTCCTTGCTCCAAAGTTGGAGAAGAAAGTAGTGCAGCAGAAATATACTTGCCTGCAAATTCCCCTGCATAAGTACTTGTAATACTAGTTGTAGTTGCCATTTTTTAATTTTTATTTTAGGTTTGCAATTTTTTGAAATACTCGATCTCTTGTGCTAGATGCTCTCTTTTGGCTAAATAACACTTGAGGTTTTTTGTTTTCTGATTCAGGATTGTGCTTCAATGGAGCGGCAGCAGGTTTAGATAACTCTTCTTTAAGTTGAGCCTCTTGTTCTGTAGCAGCCATTTCTTCTTTTTCCTTAATCATAGCTTTGATCTCTTCTACCATAGTTCTGATCTCAGCTAATTCTTCTTTAGTAGCATAGTCAGCAGCAGCCTCTACCTCTTCTTCTTCTACTTCGGCTTCAGCTTCTTTGATTTCTGCTATCATTCCCTCCTCTGATACTACTAAGATCATACCATCTTCCATTTGGTACTCTCCTACTGGTACAGGTACTTTTTCATCTTCTGTTACAATAAAGACTTCATTGCCTGCCTCGAAAGCCTCAGCTTCAAGGACTGTTCCATTTTCTAGTTTTGCTTGAGCTAGATTTACCTCAGAGCTAGCCTCTACTTGCTCAGTAGTAACTTCTTGCTCTTTAACTTCCTCAGAAAGCTCAATGCCTAGAAGGTTTTTAATCTCTTTTAGCATTTCTGTTGGATTTTTCATATTTATATAACGATTATTAATTAGTATTTTGCATTTTTAAATCATTGATACAAGTTTATTGATTTTTTTAACCAATTCTTCTGCTTCAAATTCTACATTAGTTCTTTTCTTAATAGCCGACTCAACTTTAGGATCAATAGTTGTTCCAAGTTCCGCAAACATTTTTCTAATTCTTGCTGCACCGCCTTTTAAAGTTTTTAAAGAGGACAACACAGATTTTAATTTTTGTTCTGCTTGTACTAAATCTTTTTTAACTTTTATAACTTCATCAATAGCAATGTCAGATTTTTTTGCTGCTTCATCTACTTCTGAAATAAACATATCGACTAAAGCAAGCTCTACTTTCTCTTGTTTAAGCTCAGCCTTAAATAATTTCTCTGCAATTTCTTTTTTAATCATTTCTTAAATTTTTAATTGTTTCCATATATGTTTCCTATTCCCTGCGCCCACAAAGAGCCATCACAGCACTTGCTAGAATATGTGTTAGAGTCTTTGCAAAGGCAGCCTCTCTTGCTTCCTTTAGGTGATGTTCTACTAGGAGTTTTGTTGTCGTGTTTAGGCATAGCTTTGAGTTTTTTGAATGAAATATTCTATATCCCACACAGTAGAAGTTCCTCCGTGAGACTGTATATATAATGAAGCACCATTATCTATGAAATTTTGATCTATGTAATACTGAAAAACATTATGAAACACCTGTGTTTCTGAATTGCCCTTTACATATGCTAAGGCAATATCTAAATTTTCAATAATACCGCCACCATTCTGTATTGATAAGTTTAAGTGAGTTTGATTAGCATTAGGAGCTTGTGCTTTCCATTCTATAGTAACTATAAAAACATCATTTAAGTTGTCTCCTTTTATTTTTTGATTAGCATCATTCTCATAATAATCAACAGAAGGATCGCTTGTTATTACGCTACCTTTATTGTTTGGCAATACAGTTAAAGTGTCGGCAGCTAAAGATAATGGACTTACCTCTGTGTGCTCTGTATCAATATATCTACCCCATCCTAATCCTGATCCTGCTCCTGACTGAGGATATATCTTTCTCCAATCTCCATTCCACACAGTCCACACTCCTGTAGAGGTAGTAACATAAGCACCCTCCTCTATTTGGTATTGGAGTCTTACTTCTTCGCTATCTACGTCTGCTTGTACTTTATATGAAGTGTTTTTTATCATCTACCTTGCCCTCTGTATTTTTTCTTATAGTTCTTTGAAGATTTTAAGCTGCTCATCTTAGTTTTAGAATGAACACTAGGTCTGCTAACCTTTGGCTTTTTTCTATAATTTGATATTTGAATCTTAGCCATTAGCTTATAGCTTTTTTAAAGAGTTCTTATGATTGAGGACTTTTGTATAAACTTTTAAAGCCACTTATATTAGAAAATCTTTTAGCTATCTCTTCTGCTGCATTTAATTCAGGAATAGAGTTTGGCTTTATACCTAAATCTGACAAGGCAGCCTTAACCTCCTTAATATCTTTTAAGATTAACATTTCAGCTTTGTGCTGCTGTGAGTTAAGAAAGTCTTGCCATTCTTTCCAGTCGCTAAGATATTTTAAATACTTTTTTTCAAATTTTATTTCTTCTTGTCTTACTCTGTCATCAATTTTTTTGGCATCTGCTAAAATTGACTCAGGCTTTCTAGCTAGCTCTACTTTTTCTAGTTTATCATCAATTTGCTTTTGTTTCTCCTCTGATAACTTAGTAAAGATTTTTTGTAGTTCTGGTTTCATAGTAAATTATTTATCTAGTTCTTTAAGTTTATTAATTGCCCATTCTATTCCGCTAGTGCCACCCCAAGCATCCCACATAAGCCCTCCACATCCTTCTGAATAAGGCACGTCTTTGTTTTGCTGATGTCTCTTAAAAGATGCCATTCTAGCAATAGTATCTCTTGAGATCGGCTCTTTGTTAGCTAATTGGTTGGCTCTTTGTTTTCCAGTAGCCTCTCCACAGTCTCCCCATCCATTCTTTTCCGCCCATTCTAAGGCTTTCTTAGCGTTGTTTGAAGCTGATTCAGGATAATCTGTATATGATTCGAGTTCTTCTCTTAAAATGGCTTTAATTTGCTCTATAAGGCTATTTGCTTCTAGCTCTTCTTTGCTCATTCCTACATTATCTTGAGGTCTTTCCATTTTATCTGCAAAATATCCCTCAATAGAGAAGCCTTTTACTTTTCCTGTTTTAACATAATTCTCCCATACATCAGAGTTGTTCACTTTAACAGTACCCATCCAAGTGCCAATAGGAACATTCATCCCATACTTTCTGCTCTTATCGTGTACCTCATCTTCTACTATCCAAGACTCTACTAAGCTAAGTCCTGATAATTCATATTGATGCTCTAGTGTTGAGTTATTCTGATTGCCTTTCATTAAATACATTTGAGAGGCTTTTAAGACAGTATCTTTAGAAAAGTATATGTAATACTCATCTTCTCCTGATCTTCTGTATATAGGCTTGTTAGGTATCAATAAAGCACCCATAAGAATCCTTTTCTCACTTGATACTTCTGCTAGTTTTATCTCTTCTGCTTTTAAAGCTATGAAGTCCTCCTCTATAGCAGGGTTTTCTACTACTGATATGGCTTCGATTCCTGCCATCTCTTGATCCTCGTCTAAGATAAGCTCTACTATTCTCATAATTATATAACGTTTATATCTTAATGTTTTGCATTTTAAATACTAGCACCTTCTACAATGTTTCTATCCATACCCTGAGCCGTTGTAACATCATTTGCTACCACATAGGCTCTCTGAGGTTTAGCCTGCGCTCCTGCTATGGTTTCTGCAAGCTGATTCATACCTGATGCTCCTACTACATTAAAGTCAGGTGCTTGTGGTGATGCTATCTGTGGTGCTTGTATCTGTGGTGTTGATCCACCTGCTCCAGCAATAGAAGATGCACTGCTTTTTGTAGCTGCTACTGCTGCTTTAACACTTGATATAATACCAGCAGCTTGTCCTGCAAAAGCAATAAGCATAGGAATATTTTGTGGAAAACCTATTTTAGCCGTTGCTGCTGCACCCTTTGCAACATCTACTCCTGCCTCTGATGCTCTCATTGTTATTCTAGATAACGTACCCCTAGCCTCTGCTATTTGTTCTTTAATTCTGATTGCCTGTTTAGCCAAAAACAATGCTTTCCCCACATTTGTTTCTGCTCCTGCTGCATCAATGGTTGCATCTAAGGTGTCATAAATAAGTTTTTTCTTAGCTTCCGCTTCTTCTTTTGCCTTCTTTATTTTAGCTTCTGCATCGTCTAATTCTTTTTGAGTAGCCTCTGCTTTCAAATCCATCTGCTCTTTAATCAAAGAGTTTTCATTGACTAGCTGCTCAGATTTAAAGCCAGTTATTTGAGCTAATACAGCTTCTTTCTCATTTTGAGCTTCTAAAAGAGCTATTAAATTTTCTTGACTTTGATTCTTATCATATTGAGCTTGAGCTGATGCCATAAGCATATCTACTTGTTTTAGCATTGCTGCTTCTTGCTCATCTAAAATTCTACCTAGCTCCTCATTAGCTGCTATTCTTTCTTCTATACTCTTAAACTCATCATCTCTGATCTGTCTTTGCAATTCAGCTTGTCTATCATACTTCTCAATTAAGCCTTGATTTACTACTGCCGCAATTTCTGCTGACTTTTTTAGCTCTACATTTGCTTTAGCTGTTTCGTATGCTGCTGTTATATTTATTTCTTTAATACTATCTATTGCTGCGCCAAAATTCTCTGCAATAGCTTTTCCTGAATCTACGACTCCTAAAGCTATATCTACTACATTTGCTTTAGCCTCAACAATGCTCATTGTTAATTCTGCTATTTCTTTTTTGCTACCCCCTGTAAATTCTAGAAAAGCCTTTCTTGCACTTAAAATAGCGATAGATATTCCTTCAAAAGCTAGCTTAAATGGTGCTAGTCCTATGTTTAATACATTTTGTAAAACTTTACCTAAAGCATTAAACTCTCCATTGCCTTTTACAACTGCATCTACAACTTGGTTAAAAACTAGAGATATGGTTTCCATCACGGTAGAAAACACATCTGCTACTTTTTGATTGCTCATAAAAGTATCTTTAAGCAAATCAAATGCTTTTAACACAATCCCTGCTCCTAAAGCTCCCTTAAATAAGCCAGTAATTCTTTTTAATCCTTTAACTAATTTATTAGTCGATTTATCTGTATTTTTAAATTTTTGGTCAATAGTATCTTGTAGAGCTTGGATTTTTTTATCCTGCTCATTAATTACTTTACCTAAATCTGTTGCAGCTTGTGCCGCCTCTTTAGTTTCTAATATGATTTTATTTACATATTCTGCTGAGTAAGTTCTTGCCATTTTAATTCTTTTTTGCCTTGTTTATATGCTTGTACTATTCCATCAGGTAGCAAATACTTGCCCTGTGCTATTCTTACATTCTCTGTCTCTCCCTTAGCTACTTGTAGTAGGTCTAAAATATTCTGTAACATATTATAAATCTATAAAATCTAATCTTACTCCTGATAGTAGAGTAACACTACCTCTAGGATAAATCAAGAATTGTCCTGTTAAATTTCCGCCTCCTACTAAGCCATTATTTGTTACTAAAGTGTGTACCATAACATCTCCTGTGTTGTTAATTGTTGGAGAAAGTGATGCAACTAGTGTGCTATTCTGATAGTTTACATAGTAAGCTCCATTAGCTGTTACCTCTATATCATAAGAAGTGTTTTCATTAACCTGAATAGCTCTAGGAGTAGTAACTGTTGTCCAAATTGATCCGCTTGATAATTTATATCTAATCTGACTTACTGATGTGGCAGCAGCAGCTATAGGACTACCTGTGTAGGCTACAGTAGCTGACTTATCACTAGACTGAATAGTGCCACTTATAATTACTGTAAGTGTTGTGCTAGTATATGAGCTTGCAGTCGCTGATACCCCTGTACCTGATGGACTAACTGAAGGCTGTGTTATGTTCCCTAAGCCTGTCCACTCAAATCCTGAATCTGCTGTGTATGTCAAAGTATATCTGTAAGCATCTCCTACCTCACCTCTAGGATATAAAGTAGATACTGTGTAATCTGTATCTATCTTAGAAGCAGGATAAGAAGCTGATGTATCAGGAGTAACTGTTAGCGAGCAGTTTTCTACATCACTAGCAGTTGGTAGCGTTATAGTTGTAGTATAAGATGCTACATTGTAAGCTGTAATGTGGAAGCTATAAGTGTGGTCTCCATCATTTGTATCACTTGGGAAGTTGCCTGATAGCGTAATCTTCATTACATCTCCTGTTAGTGTAGCACCAATAGTGTACTGGCTTGTAACATTTGTTGCTCCCTCGTATAACTGCAAGCTAGTAATCTGAGAAGTAGATACCCACTCTCCTTCATTGTTAGTGAATAGCAATTCTAATTGAGGACTAATAGGATCACCACACTCTCCTGTGCCATAAGTCAAAGTACCATTTGCTAGTGTAGCATTGATTCCTGATATTTGATGATTTTGGAAGTATAGCGTACCTCCATCACAAGTTACCGCAGAGGCTGTTGTAAAGGTCTGTGTAGCTCCATAGGATGTGCCTACTGTGTTTATAGCATAAGCTCTATAGGAATATAGCTGAGATGAGCTAAGAGAGCCTACGATTGTGCTATACGCTCCTGCTGACGTACCTGATACTGTTACTTTTGTGTTTGCTGTAGTAGGTGTTCCTGATCCTGCTAAGTAAACAAAGCCTTTTTCTGTGTAATTAGGATTACCTACGTCTGTGATATTACCATTTAACGTAGCTCCTCCTGTTCCCACTCCTGTAGCTGCATTAGTTGTTACTGATGGAGCATAAGTGTTAGCGGCAGTAGTGAAAGTAAATTTAGAACCTGTAGCTGTTCCTTGAGTGTTAGTAGCAAAAGCCACAATAGAGTAAGAAGTAGCTGAGCTAAGTCCTGTAACGTTTGTTTGATATGATCCTGATGATGTTCCTGATACATTTACCACGTTATCACTAGCAGTAGGTGTGCCTGTACCTTGCACCCAATAGAATCCCTTTACTGTATAGTTAGGATTACCCACACTTGATATATATCCTAAGAAATTAGCAGAGGTCTGAGTAACTGAAGATGTGCCTGATGTTTGAACTACTGGCAAACTAAGAGCTGCTGAAGTAGTAAAAGTTATAGCAGCACCTGTGGAAGTTCCAATAGAGTTAGTAGCAAAGGCTATGTAGGTATAAGTAGTGCCTGCTGATAGTGAGCTGTTAGTGTATGAGTAAGGATTAGTATCTGTTCCTGCTACTACTTGCTTATTATCAGAAGCTGTTGGAGTGCCTGTGCCTACTTTCCAGTAAAATCCTCTCTCTGTATATGCAGGGTTGCCCTCATCTGTTACTTGCCCATTGAATACTGCTGAGGTTTGTGTAACTGATGTTTGAGTAGTTGTAGCTACTGCTGCTACTGATTGCTCAGGAGGAGGTGGAAAGGTGATTATGTTAAGCAGCTCTAAGTCGCTCTCTCCTGTTTCTAAGTTAGTTTGTATGCTATTTATTCTGTATTTTCTATCTAAGACTTGCACCTCATCTGCTAAGCTGTAATTAAGCAAGAATTTAAGAGGCAAATATGCTTTATATTTAGTGAGTCTTAGCTTGTTGTTATACACTTCTGAAATATAGCTGCTATAATACTGCTGAAATAACGTTCCTGAGAAGCTAGTATCTGCTGTGTACTCATTCACCTCTAAATTATAGTTAATGTTTCTAGTGCTAGTTAGTGAATTTAAAGAAACGCTATTAGATGGAATGAAATAAGCTGATATATCTGAGTAGGTGCTTGTGGAATCCTCTAGGAATCGTATCGTAGTACCTGAGTTTAAAATAGGATAAAACAACAAAGGCTTTCCATAGTAAGGATCATTGTTATCATCTACAAACCATCCCACCTGCACAAAGGTAGCTGATGAAGTAGCGCCATCAATTAGCCTCTCATATTTGACGTGCTCAAAAGGAGCTTGCACAGAGTACACATCCCCTCCTGCATCATAGTTATCTCCCCCTCTATATTCTGTAGTACCCCATCCTTGATTATTATCTTGCTCGTGTCTTAGTGCTAGTTTAGTTCCTAATCCCTCATAGCTAAAATCTACCTCTTTAAAAGGCAAAGCTATATCTACTGATCCTTGAGTGTTGTCTACATATTCTGTAATATCCCAAGTCGTAGTAGAATCTGAATAGTACTCATCTAAAGTTTTTACTGCAATAGTCTCACCATCATAGTAAGCTGTCAAATTAAACATCTTAAAAAGTCCTGTAAGGAAGTCTATAACTTTTATCTTAGGAATCTGCTCTGTTATAATGAAGTTTCTTGTAGTGGTTATTGATGAAGAGCCACTAGTAGAATAAGTGTTGCTTTGTGAGATGTAAGGATCTGTGATTTCTACTGTAACAGAGGTAACTGTCATAGCTGTGTCTGTCTGAATGTAAACAGAGTAGCCTGATGAGCTGTTAGTTAAATAACCTGTTAAAACATTATTGCCACTAGTAACACTTTGCTGAGCAAATACCTGTCCATCCTTTTTGAGAATAACTGTGTAAGGATTAGATGTAGAACTATTAACTGTAAGAGTGTAAGGAAGCGATTGAGAACCTACTAATCCAAATATAAAAAAGCTAGATTGTAGAAATAGCACCTTACTCATAGAAGATGTATCTACTGTAAAGTTATCTATTAGCTCTGTTATTGGCTCATCCTCCTCAAAGGCATCTCCTTTCTTTCTATGTAGCCACATATATAAATCATAGTAGCTGTCATTTGTGCTATCAAAGAAGTCATCTGAAAATGTAATATCGTATGTTTCTTCTATTGCTTTTACTATAAGATGTACTGCTATGGCATATTTTAGCTCTCCGTAGTAAACTCCGTGCATAGTTGGAGAGGTAGTGCCATTAGGATACAAGTTGCCTGAGTTCTCATCAGGATAAGCTACATTAGAGTAGGCTGTGTTATAAAATAATCTTGTAGTATGTGTAATCAAAGGTGCTACTAGAGCATCTGTGTAAGTAACAGAATCTACAGTTTTGTCTATTCCTGCTGTAAGAGCTGTTTTAACAGTAGCTGCATTGTAAGTAGCATTGAAGTTGTTTAGCCAGTCTAAAGAGCTTAATGTATCTTCTCCTACTAAGTCTTTAAGATTAACTGTATTGCCAAAGAAAGTGATTTTATAGGTATGTGGCTCACCCTCTTTTAAATCTACTCCTTCTAGCTTTATTTTTCCTTTTCTAAATTCTTTGTTGTTTAGGTCGATTCTTGCTGATACTTTCTTTCTAGCATCGTAGCCATCATCTATGTGGTAGTTATAATAGTGCTGAAATATCTTGTTATTAGTTCTTGAGGCAGGCAAATTAAAGGTTTTACTAAAATCAGTAAATACCTTAGCTATATCTTTTACATTCTGTATGGTCTGAGTTATGCTTACTGACTCATCTTTAAAAAGATCTACTCTTTGTCCATCTATGTATAGCTGTATTGTCTGCATTATCTAAGGTCATTTGCAAGATTAAAAGCCATCTGAGCTGTTATAGTGTAATCTACTAGCTTGTCATTGACACTAGTTTTATAAGTTAGCTGATTGCTTGTAATTGTAATAGGTGTTACATTAGACTCATAATTCATCCACACTTGCTGAGACATTAATAGCTGCTCTAATACTGCATTCATCCCCTGATCCATATAGCCTGTATTCATAGTGATTGACTGAGTGCCTATTGTTCTAAGAGTTCGTACTGAGTGCTTGTTAGTAGAGTAGCTTCCTGTGCTATCAACTAAAGACCGCTTGTAAGTCTCTGAGCTAGTGCTAACACTTTCTATAGATTTCTTAAAAAAGTACATATCTTGTAATGCTCCAAACTTGTTTACAAAGGTTACTAAGATAGGTGTGTATCTAGCCTCGCAAATTCTCTTTATAGTTACTGACTGTCCTCCTGCTGATGCTGTGGTATCTGATGACCCAAAAGAGTAATAGTTAATAGCTCCTGAGCTTTCTTCAGGTATTCTTCCTGCTTGTCCTTCTAGCCAGTACATTGTTGTGTTACTTTGCAGCAGACTAGCTGATGTTATAGTAGGATTAGCACCATCTAAAAACTCTCCATAGCCATCAAATCCCTTATGTGAGAAGCTAACTGTAGAACCTACCTGTGCATCACTAGAATCGTAGAACTTTATATCTCCTGTAATGGTTAGCACTTGAGAGGTGTATGTTCCATCAAATGTTATATCTAAGTAATCTCTTGCTAACTCGCTGATTTCAAATAATGCTCCCTCTGCAGAATCTACATCTTTTGAGAGTGTATATCTTAGTGTGCCGTCTATGAAAAGCTCCATAGTAGCTGTTGCTGAACCTGCTTGAGTGTTGTATTCGTAGTAAGGTGATCTGAGTAGTATGTTTGCCATTATCTTGTAAAATCTAATAAGTCATCTAAATCTAAATTGAATCTATCTATAAGATCAGCAGGAAGTCTCTCAAAGGCTTTCTCAAAAGGCTTAGTGAAAAACAAAGAAGGCTTGATGCCTTTCTCCTTAATAGATCTTGCTAGAATAAATCCTATGCTCTTGTATGTTCCTTTAGTGTATCTTCCTTTCTCATCTCTTAGTCTTATATTCTTAGCTTTTGCCCACTTAGCTAAAGGCTCAGAAGGAGGCTGTTTATTAGTAAAAGAAAATATCGTGTTGTACTTCTTCTTTGTACCTGATACCCCTTTATCTACATAAGCTCCATAAGGCAGCATATAGAACTCTAAAGAAAAGCTGTTAGCTGATACGTTTAAATCATATCCTAGAGAGCCGTAGAGGTCGCTAGTAACGTTCTTTCTGTTCTTAGACAGATTAGTCCTAGCTTGCTGTATCACATACTTAGCAAACTTGTTTAGCTCGTCTTTGGTATTCTTTAGCTGCATTAGCAAACGGATTGATCGTTGTTAATCATTACATCAAAGGTAGCTGCCCATCCTGCTAATAGGTTCTCAAATCTATCTGTAAAAGGCTCAAAAGATACATCTCCTATAATCTGATAACCCTCTCTGTAAAGGTCTCCTATTCTAATCTTTTGCAGTAGTTTATTAAGTACCTTAAATTGAGCATTAAGCACATCTTGCTCGTTTGTGTTACCTCTAAACCAGTTTGTAGTAGGCTTCTTCTCTACATTAACTAAGTCCATAGCTAAGATGCTTACATTGAAAGTGAGTGTCTGCTCTGAGGATGTAATAGAGTTTACTATAAGGTGTCCTAAAGGAAAGATAGTCTGCTTGTTTAGATCTACATCAGAGATGTCTCCATAAGTAACTGTATTGATGTATTCATCTGCTATGAGTAGATCCTCTATAAGGTTTGTTATTAAATAGAAGCCTCTTGCTGCTTGATAACTCATTTGAACTTGCTTTTAATTTGTTTTGATTCCAACTCTGATTTTTCTTTTATGAATGACAATGCTAATAGTGCTTTATGTACGTTTAATTGAGTGATATTTTCATATCTTGTAACATCTCCTTGAGCGAGCGTGTAAATAGATTGATACCATCCCCACTTCCTGCTAAATTGAGATACTGCTGTAAAGCTGTCTCCTCCTTGTGTTCCAAATAGTTCATCATAATCATTGATAAGTCTATCCCTAAATGGTAAAAAAAAAGCACAGCACCTAGAGCAGCATCTAACGGCATATCTTTCATTACCCCAGTATCACTAGCATTATACTCCTCAATAGAATATCTTTCACCGTATTTAGTCTTAATAGGTCTGTATAGAACTCCCATAGCTTTGTCCATCATCTCCCAGTCTGACAAATAGTTGTCAAGATCTACATACTCCCCAAAAGATATATCTTCTAAGTTTGGCACAAACCCATACTCTACTCCATCTAAAAAGAATCTACGTCTAAGTGCAGGCTTTTCATTAAACATATTTGATAAGATACTACAGATGCCATTAACATCTGAGAGCTTGAGCTTCATAACATCTACTAAACTAATATTGCAAAAGATCTCTATCATCTTAGAGGATAGGAATCTTTCATCTTCTGACTCCTTCTGTATCTTTAAGAATTTCTGATACTGTCCTAGAGTAATCTCAGAAAGTTTATCAGGTACTGTAATATCTATCTTCATATCTATATAACGTATAAATCAAGTTTTTTTAAAAATAAAAAAAAAGAGCAACATTTCTGCTGCTCTCTTCCCCAATTAAACAAAAACAAAAATCAACCTATTCCCATCAAGCTATCTGCAAACTTACAAAGCAGTAGAAAGATGAAGGTCAGAATGAAAAAAGGTGTGGTTAAAAAAATGTAATCTTTCATAATACTTTAATTTATAATAAACTTGCTTCAAAGCAGGCATCGCTGCACCAGTAATCGCTATAATCGCTTATAGGTCTGCCACATTCGCAGCATTCTCTTTCGTAAACATCAGGAGGTGTTAGCTCTCTGTCAGGTGTCCAATCGTAGTTTTTCATAATACTTGTTTTTAATGTTATAGCTAATTTATAACTATTTTTTTAATTAACAAATAAAAATAACTTTTTTTTAGCTTACTGCATATTTTCCATAGTTAGGTCTTGAGAGAATGTTATATGTAGCATATCTTAAACTATCAATAGTGTGGTCATTACCTTGCTGAGGCTTATTAAGCAGCTTTCCTGTGCGATCTTCTTGCCACTTATAGTTACGCATCTCTCTTATTAGATTGTCGCTCTGTGGGTCTATAACTAGCTTGTATCTCTTTAGCAAGTCGATTCCTGCTCTAATACTATCCTGCCCTTTAAGAGTAGGTCTAACCTTGTTGCCCATTCTTCTTAGTTCTTCTATTAATCTAGGCTCTGCTGAATCTATGTAAACATATTCCTCTAAATTTTGCTCTTGTAGGAATCTATGGATGTCTGTTGTGGTCATCATTGTTCTATAGAGCAGCTCCTTGCAGTAGAGTGTGTAGTCTTTCTGATATACCTCAACTAAGCTGCTAGGATCTACAGAATATCCTATATCCATACCATATCCTACTAGCTGTGCATCATCAGGTCGCTTGCCTTCTGTAAAAGTAAATATAGTAGCTTTGCTTATCCCTCTAAGTCCTAGTCCATATATCTGCCAGTACTGCTCATCTGTTTCTTTTAGCCTTTCTATTTCCTCTACTAAGCTAGGGTCTAAGAAAGGATTATCTGTGTAGTTAGTTATGTAGAAGTCGCAGTCATCTCTAGTTAGTATCTTGTCGTATATGAAGTGAAATTCATCTGATGGGTTAAAGTCGATTATTATCCTACCCTCTGTTCTAAATACTAACTGATTCCATTGCTCGTATGTTAGCTCGTTTGCTTCATTACAAAATAGCAGATCCCTTTTTCTACCTCTTACTTTCTGTGGAAAATCTAAAGAGATAAATTCTACTAGGTTTCCAAAGAGTTTATATTCTGAGTTTGTTTTGTTATGATATTGCTCTGAGTATATCTGATGCTTCTTTAGGATTTCTAAGAAGTCTCTCATTACTGTGGCTCTAAGAGCAGGAAAAGTGTTTCTACAGATTGTTATAGTCTTATCTGTGTTCTTGTCGCAATAGTCAAAGATAATCCAAAGCAAGATGTTATAGGTCTTGCCTGATCTTGTTCCTCCCTGATGTGCTACTATCTTTTTATCAGATTTTTGCAGAGAGTGAAAGACCTTATTAGTCCTTATCTTCAAATTTATTGACAATTTCTATTTCTATTTTATGTGGTGATCCATCAGCTCCTGTTATCTCTTGCCTTTCTACATAGCCTCTATACTTTCCTTTTGTTCTTAGGTAAAAGAGAATCTCATTTGTTTTGCCGCTCTTTATGTTCTCTAGTAGCTTGCTTTCTGCTAAGTCTATTAATCCCTCTTGTATCTCTTCTACTGCCTGTGCAAAGTCCTCATCACTATCCCTCCAGTTATAAAATGTTTTCCTTGCTATTCCTGCTGCCTTGCAAGAGTCCTGCACGTTGCCTAGATTGTTTGCAAATACCTCTAAAAACTTCTCTTTGTCTCTCATTTGTGTGTAATTTGTGTATTTACTTCTTAAATTTATGTGGATATTTCTCTTCTAGCCATTGTCCATCCCACAAGTTATTTTCTGTTAATTCATCAGGATCTTGATAAAAGTTTAATCCATCTTTTTTTCTTTCCCATAATTTAGCATAGTATAACTGCTCAATCTCTGTGCAAGCTCTTAGCACTTGATTGTCAGGATGGAGTTTATTTAAGAGTGTGTTATTAATATTCATCTCTGTTCTTAATATCTTGCAAAAGTGCTTCTTCAAACATATCTCTAACTAAATTAGCTAAGCTGCTAACATCTTCAGGCAGCAGATAATCTACCTTGCTTTTAATGTAGTTTCTCTTTAGGTTTGTTGGACTATCCTCTTTCTCATCTATAGTGATAGCATCTAGCCATTTGTCTAAGCTCTTGTTGTATCTTCTATAAGTGTCAAAAGATTTTAAGCTGTGTAGTATTGTAGCGTGGTTTAGTGGAGCTCCTCCTACTTTTATTTTTCTTGATATTGCATAGGGTCTTACTCCGTGATATTTTACTAAGATGTGAAACATAAGTGATCTTGCCTCTATAACATCTCTTTGTCTTGTTTTTCTTAGTATATCGAATCCTGCTAGCTTACTAATCTGCTTAGCTATTTTTGTTTCTAGTGTCATAATATTCCTTCTAAATAATACTGATCTAAATCTACTCCCTGTAAAAAGAAAGTATCATATATCTTAATAGCTTCTGCTACCTTTTCTTTTCCTTTTAAGTAGAACTCCTCTGAGCAATGGTATATCCCTATGTCTAAACTTTTTTTGTCAATAGCTATAAAAGTAAAAGCATCATAAGGCAAGTCAAAGAGTGTGCAGTAGAGATAGCATTGTACATCATAGGAGTACTTCTGAGCTGAGTACTTGAAGCTGCTCTTTAGGTCTGTGGTCGTTTTAAGATCTACTATTCTATTCTTACCTAGTATATCTGCTTTGCCTCTGAATGGCATTCCCATTACCTCTCCTACTACTGGTACTTCAAACTCAGAGTCTTGAATTAATTTTAAGGCTTTCTCATTTCTTAGGAAAGCATCAGCTAATCTCTCAGCATCTCTTTTCTCTTTCTTAGTAAATACTTTGCCGTGCTGCTCTAAAGCTATCTTATAAGTCTTAGAGTTCTTACTCTCTACATCTACAAATACCTGAGCATTGAATACATCAGGCTCTAGTATAGCTGTGTGGAATAACCATCCATCTCTTAGAGCTTGACTCTCAGCGTTGCCATACTTCGTTACATTGTAGTACGTCTTAGGACTTGTGAGCAATAGTTTCAAAGAAGAACTACTAAGAGCTGCTTTTGATAAGTAACCATAGTAAAACTCATCTGACTGCATTTCTTTTAGCAAGTCCTCTTTATTCCATTGTGTTCCATCTAGTAATGTTATCATCTTACTCTTTATTATTTAATGCTACTGCTATTCCCATAACAAATCCAAAGATGCCAAAGGCTAGCATATATATTACACATCCCATTAGTCCTGTAGTTTTTCTTCACATCTTCTAGCTCTTTCAATAGCTCTGATCTTATCAGCTCGATATGTGGAGATAATCTCTAAGAGGTCATCTCTTTCTCTCTTTAGTTTGAGATTGTAGAAAGCTATCTCATTCATAGCCTCCATCATAGAATTCAAGTCAGGATTTTTTTTAATCTTTGACCACTTTAAAAGCATAGAGGACACTAAGTTGAAATTATTCATATACTTAATATCCTCAAGAGTTTCTAATTTTAGATAAGTAGTTTCCTTATCAGTTCTTGATTGTATCATAATGTTGTATTTTTTAACAAATATAAATAACTTACTTAAAAAAGCAAATTATTTCTCTCTAAAAGTTGTGTAACAAACAGCAAGTCTTTGCTGCTCATCAGGATACTCAGCTCGCATAGTAGAGTTACTCATACATCTTTGTATGTAGTCTTTCTGCTGCTCTCCTGCTTTAGGCTTTGGAATTGGCATACCTTTCGTTTTTAAGTTTAGTTATCATCTTTTGACAGTAGCAAGCAAAATCTAAGGCTTCTTCCTTAGCGTGTTGCAGCCACTCTTCTAAAGGCTCATTGCTATCATAGAGTGTAGTGCCATATTTTTGCACTCCTCTTCTGCTTCTCTGATCTAGCTCAAACTTTACTGCTTCTACTATAGGATCTTTCTCTATCATAAAAGCATCTGTAGTGTCTGTTATATAGCCTCCTGCTTCTAACATCTCAAAATACTTAGTAACTGTATCACTCATTGTTTAGGTTCATTATAGTTGCTTGACTCTCTTCTAACAAATATACTTCTTTTGTTGTTCTGCTCTTAGTCCATAGTGTAGTATCAGGACAGTACATCTCTACTGGCTCAGGCATAGCTATCTCATTAAGCCAAAAAAGATAATTAGCTTTAGGATCATTAACAAAGTATAGCTTAACCATATCTTCAGGCATATCCATTAGCTGATCGTATTTGTATTTTTCTAGCATCTTAGTGTCATAGTATGTAGTTCTAAACTTCATCTCTATCACACATTCGTTTCCCTTAGGAGTTGCACCTACAGCATCGTAATGCTCATAGCCACCTCCACACCATTGCAGATCCCATCCATCAAAATTAAGAACTGCTATTACTGCTTTCTCCCACTTGTGTACATCAGATAGCCTCATAGTACATATTCAGGTCAGCTATCCATCTTTTTACAGTCTTAGGATTACAAGTGCAAGGCTTGTAGTACTGGTGATTAAAGTATTTAGCGTGCAGCTCACAGATTAACTCGAACTCTGCATTAGTGATGCTATTTCTCTTTTTTTCTCTGAATTTCTCCCACTTTGGTAGGTCTTGTGCTTCCATATTTTCTATCTATTTTAATCTTATTAAGTGCTTGCTTTCTATCTTCACATCCACAGTCCTCTATGCCTACAGCTTCTGTAACTTTTTTAACTAGCCACTTGATTCCTGTGTACTTGAATATTGTTTCTAATAAATCTCCTAGTCTCATAATATTTTATCTTTTAATATTTGTTTTACTTTTTTGTAAGTGTTGTACAAAGAGTAGTAACTGATGCCTGTGTTTCTTGATAACTGTGAAATGCTCATCTCTCCATCTAACAGCTCAAACACCTTTCTATCATACCAGTACAACTCTTCTAAGGTTTCCATCACTTGCTGATGTACTTCTCTATGGCTTTTATCTCCGAACTCATCATTTTCTGACTCTATTTCTAGTAAGTATATCTCTGCTTCATCTGTATAGCTTACTCTTTTTTCTTTTCTTTTCAAATCTAAGAATAGTGTTCTAAGTATTTTATAGATGTAGTAGTAGTTTACTGTCTCATCATATTTAATATCTAATCCTGATTCTATAAGGTTATGCAATTTTAAATACATCTCCTGCACCAAATCCTCTGCTGTATCAGGATTGCACCCAAAGGACTCAACAATATCCACCCACGTTTTGTGTTTTCTATATGCTTCTAATAATACTTCCAAGTTGTCAAGTGTATTCCAAAAAATAATAACATAACTGTGATCTGATGATAAAACTCATCCTCAGGCACATTCTCTTCATCAGGCTGCAAATTAGGATTATAGTAAAGCACTCCCAAACTACACCCATAGATAGGTATAAATTGAATGTTTACTGCATAATCAAAAAAGAAAAACTCTATCATATTTTTCCAAGTGTTTTGTGTAACATATTTTCTCCTCTTAAAGTGAATCCTACATTGTTTTGCACAGACCTCATCATAATAGGACTATCTAAAGAGGTAGGTCTGCCTCCGCTATCCATATCTTTTATCTTTCTAACGTGTATCATAGAGAACATCCAGTCAGTAGGATGCTGAGTGTATCTGTGAATTACTAAGAAGTCATCTGATCTATTGATAAACTTACCACCACCCTCTACATCTGAACCCATAGGAGGCATAGGATGCCCTGAGTACTCGTGTTCTTTTGCGTGTGTTCTTCTTAGAGCTTCTGTAGCAGCGTGTGTACATAACCAAATAGTAACTGTGTTGCTTTTACAGAATACTCTCATCTCACTTGTAGCTTGATAGTCATAGTCGTGCTTAGATATTCCTTTTAACTCGCTCTTGTCTAGCATTAGAGAGTTATAAGGATCTATCATAAATCCCTGATAATCCCACGCTTTTTTGATTTCTTGTGCCAAATTCAGCAGTTTCTTATAACTATATAACGTATTTGGGTCAATAATTTTAAAATGTTTATCTATCCACTTGACTCTTTCTAGGTATTTATCCTCCTCTACTTTGTTAATTGGAACTCCCTCTAAGAACTCAACTAGCTTTCTAATAATAGTGTAGGCTTCATTTTCTGAGCTATATATCAGCCATCTTAAATTATGTTTAACAGAATAGAGTAACATAATAAACAGAATCGTAGTAGTCTTTCCTGTGTTAGAGTGTCCTAGAACCACGTTAAAAGAGGATGGCTTGAGCTTAAAATACTCATCAAACTCAGGAATGCCTAGAGAATAGCCTTCTCTTATCTCTCCTTTGCGGATCTTATTTAGCTTGTCAATTTGGTCTTGTATGTTTAATATCATAATACTAAGTTATATAAAAAAAAGTTAAACAAAAAAAAAGGAGGCTAAAAGCCTCCCTATCTTAGAATGGTAAATCTGCTTCTTGACGATCAGGAGAGTGATCCGCAGTAGTTACTTCTCTTTCTTTTTTCCAAGTGTTTATCTCTGCAAAGAGGCTGCCCTTAGAAGATTTCTTGATGTCTATGTTTAGCTTGCCATCATTCTGATCTGCTAAGTCTTTGTACTTAATTAGAGTCTCTGCAAATTCTTTAACTCTAAAAGATATTCTCATAGGTAGCCAGTCTTTGTCTGTTTCGTATGCAAACATTCCGTCTGCAAAAAGTTTTTTGTTATCCATTGTAAACGTAATTTTCAAATATTCTTGCTGTTTCTATAATCTGCTCTTCATCCCAAGTTCCTGATCCTGAGAATAAATCTGTAGCTCTGTTTAGTGAGCTTTGTCTGATAATGTATTTCTGTACATCATCTTTAGGACTTGCTTGTGCTTGAGGCTGCTCATAAACTAGCTTACCAGTCTGATGCTGCTCATTCTTTTCATAAGAGATAACATCTCCTACTTTCTTTTTAAACTCTCCTACTGCTAAAAAGCTAAGAGAATCTCCATTTGCGAAACTAACCTGATACTTGTTAAATGTTCGCTGTCCATTGTTCCACGTTCCTTTTGGCTCTACGTGAGTAATTTTACTTTGCATAATAATTGTTTTTAGATATTTCTAATTTTGCTTCTAGTTCCTCTATACGATTCTCTAGTGCTTCGATTCTAGCTACATAGAGTCTTAGCAAATCTTCAGTATAGGTCATCAGTTACTAATTTAAAGTTACCTCTTGACTCTAACTCTTCTTTGCAAGCTCTTCTGTAAGCTACAAGTAATTCAGGATTTTGTACAGCATCCCAAAGCTGTTCGTTTGTGTAGTATTTAATATTCATAATGTTGTTATTTATTCACAAATATAGATAATTAATTTTAATTGCAAAAAAAAGAGGCAGAATTTTTTAAACTCTAACCTCTTTCTAACAAGCATTATGATATAACTTGCAGCAAATATAAGCATTTCTAAGTACTTACAATAATTTTTTTAATTCTTTTTGATAGTATTCTATCATCTCCTCTAGCTCATAGTTTGAGAATTTTACTGTCTCTTTGCTGAGCTGATACATTTCATCTGCTTTCTCTTTTCCTAGCTTCATTGCGAATACATACTGTTGACCTCCCTGCATAATATTGCAGCGATAGCACTGGGGGCGGCAGTTATCCTCGTGCCACCTACTTGAATAATGCTTTCTGCTCATAAAATGCCCATTTTGAATATTTTTAACAGGATATTCTCTATCACAAGTAAAGCATTTTACTATCCCTCTTTTGTTGGCATATTTGTTTCTAATATACTGAGAGAAGATCACATCTAGCTTTTTTACTAGTTTGGATCTTACTGGCTTTTTAGCAGGTTTCTTTTGTTTCATTCAATCTCAGGAATATCTACGCTTAAAGCTCTAAGCAAAAAACCATCCACAGGAGATATATCTGCTATCATCCTGTAAATTCTTTTACTGGCTTTTTTTGTTTCTCTCATTTCGCTAAGAGTTGAATCTATACCCCTCTCTGTGTACATCATACTATCTAACTCTAGCAAAGAATCTATTTTCCTTTTTGTGCTATAAGTTTTGTAGCTCATTATCTTAGCAGCTCTATCTAATACTTCAGAAGTTTTCATATCTTTTTCTTGCAAGTTACAATTTTTTTTTATTTTTTTTATATATAGCTAAGAAGTAGCTACTAAGAGTAACTCTAAGAGTAGCTATTCTAAGAGTAACTCTATAGTATAACTAAATAACTAATAACTAGCTATCCTTAGAGTAGCTATGTTACTGTTACTAGCTATTCTAAGAGTAGCAGGGAATTTTAAGGTTGTGTGATAAGAGAGTTAAATAGAGCCTCTCTAAGAGCTTATCTCTTGCTCAGTAATACTCAGACACCTTAAACAACTAAAAGCCGCTCTAAAGTGCCTTAAAATGCTTCTACGAGCTTATTTGTGATGTTTGTCTCCTAGTATCTTCTCAGCACCTCTTGATCCAAAGTAGCCTATAAAAACAATTTGAAGCAGCTCTTTTACTACTTCTAGTTCTTCTAGTTGCATAGACCATCCTACTACAAAAGCTACAGTAAGAAAAGCTAAAGTAAGAGGTCGCACATTTTGAGCAAGCCAACTGCTACTACGACTATCAGCCACCCATCTGCGAGTGATTCCATCTATCTCTGTTCTTTCTAGTTCTAGTTTTTTTAAAGCTACATCCTTATCCTCTTGAGGCATATCAGAGCCACCAATGATAGCTTCTATAACTGATCCTACTGGAGTGTCCTCAGCTATTTTGCCTACCACTTGAGGTATCTTCTGAAGCAAGAATTTTCCTACTGCTGTATCCTTAAACTTCTTACTCATTTTTTATCTCATTGTACAGTAATTGTGCTAGAAGTACTTCGTGAGGATTATCTCTGCAAATATCTTCAGTAGCAATTCTATACTGTTCCATCTTTATTTTTTTGGCACTTGCACAGCTCATTAGCACAAGGCTTATTAGTATTAGCTTTTTCATAGCGTTTGTTGGTTTGTTGGAGGATAGCCTCCGTTAGTTTGTCGATACTCAAGCGTATCTCTTTTAGCTCGTTTCTAAGTCCGTTAGACTTAATTTTTATTTCAGCCATTAATATGTCCAAATAGCACTAGACTTCTCAGGATCATTATCAACGTGAATAAAAGTTTTAGCAACTCCTATTCTTGAAAATCCTACCTCTATAAGTGCATTAATTATTTGCCATCTTTGTGAGCCTGAGGTGCAGGCAATATCAGCAGCGTATCCTCTAAGGTGCGAGCTGTTCTCAACTCCTCCGACCTTTGCATTATGTTCCTTAGATCTGTAACCACTTGTAATCTTGAATGGTACTCCTGCTTTATCTCTTGCTGTATCGAGCAGCTCAAGAAAAGTAGCATCCATATTAACACCACTACCTTTATAATCAGGAGAGTCAAATTCTGAGAGCGAAAAGTGTTTAAGATCATACATACTCAACAATTAAGCTAACTAAAATTAAGAATAGCATACCTACTAATCCTATCAAAAAATAATCATAAGCTGTGCCACTTGCAGCTCTTTCTATAAACCAGTATTTAATTTTCTTAATCATCTTTTTTCTCTTTGAAGATACTCAATGTCTTTCATAAAAGCTCTCATTTCTAGCTCTAACTCTTTAACATCTGCCTCTAAAGATCTTTGTGCCTTCCAAGTGTACTCCTTTTGATTGTAGTTTAGCTTAGATACTTCTTCTTCTAGAATAGCAATCCTGTTACTTAAAGTGTAGTAAGACCCGACAATAGAAGCAAACATAGCTGCTATAGTAATAATCTGTGTTATTGAGATAGAAAAGTCTGCTTTGCCATCTCCATTTATATCAATTCCGCTCATTTAAGTTTATGGTATATTTGGATTATTGTGTAAATTATAGCAAGTAACAAAGAAGCAGTCTGCAAGTAAGGATTGATAACACTTACACTACTTACAAGCAGAGCTGCTATGTTTAAGGCATATATCTTTATATCATTCATCTTTTACTTCTTCATAAGAGCCATCCTCTAAATTGACTGAGATTTTTCCATACTTCTCCTCTAGCTCTTTTTTTGTTCCCTCTTGCTGTTCTTGTATTGCAGCATAAGCGTGTAACAAAGAGTGCTTTTGAGTTTCTAGGATGCCTAAATCTCTTAGGATCACATTCTTTTTAGTCTCTTGCTCCTTTAATGTTTGTAATTCTTTTTCTTCTAGTTTCATAATTATAAATTTTGAGTTATCCTCAAAGATACTAATTACTTTCTAAAGCCTCCACTCTAGCAGTTAACTCTTTAATTAAAGTATGAGCTTCTTGTAAAGCTGCTGTGAGTAGTGGCACTAATTTGCTTTGGTCGATTCCCTGATAAACAGGAACTTCTCTAGTTCCCATAACAGCTTCACTAACCAAAACTCTTTCTGTGTATTCTTCTTGTGCAGGAGTTACTACATTGCCATCATCATCTAGCACTTCTTCAACAGCAGGATGTACTACATCTTCATAAACAGCAGGAGATACCTCATACTCTTGAGTTTCCATAGTATCTTTTTCTCCGCTAATAGCTTCAGGCACTACCTCTGCTACTTCGTGAGCAAGGAATCCATCTACTGTCTTGTCAGCATCTGCAATAAAGTTAAAGCGACTCGGTTTTAGTGCATCTACTCTATCTAAAGCACCCTCCATAGGTACTACGTTTTCTTTTAGTCGGTAGTCAGAAGTTGTGTTAAAAGATGTTGAAGTTCCTGTTGCTGTTGAAATAGAGCCAACCTGACTGTTTCCTACATAAAAACGCATTACAGATGTTCCTGACCCTGATGCTCGATACAAATAAATAATACCACCATTTGCATCGCCACCAAAAAATCTACTACCATTTAAGTTTCCTGTGTCATTTAAAGTGATGTTTCCATCAGGAATTTCAACATCCCCCCCACTCGTTATGCGCATTCGCTCGGTTGGAGTTTGACCTGAAGCATTTGCATTTGTAACTTGTGAAAAAAGTAAATCACCACTTGTATTTCCAGTTATAATATTACCTTTAAACCCTCTTGTAGTGAATGTGTTTGATGTGTCATCATTATCACAAGAAAAACCAATATATGATTGTCCATTGTTTCCCCAAGCACCTAAAGTTCCATAATAGCCTGATGTATTATTGGCGTGTCCAAATTCAATGTTTGCACCATTACGTCTTGCAGAAAACGTAGCATTAGACTGTGCAGAAACTGCTCCCACACGAACCACACCCTCACTCGTTATGCGCATTCGTTCGGAAGCATTAACATCAAAAATCATTGCATCGTCATTGTGGTCATATTGTATAATCCCAACATTCGTATCATCTGGATCAGCAAATTGTAAAGTACTTGTTCCTGTGTTATTTGTTTCAAGGCGAAGCCTTACATTACTATCTTTTTTAAGGTGCAATTCCACTGAAGGATCAACTCCTATTCCTACGTTACCACTCGAATCTATGGTCATTTCAGATTGAGTTCTTGCAGTACTATTTGTACTAAAAGACATACTATTTGTAGAATGGTCGTATTTAATAAAACCACGATATTCTTCTGCACCTGAAGTTCCGTCAGCAAATTGCAAATAACCTGCATTAGTTGAACCCGTAAAAATAGCTATTCCAGAGTCAGCTAAAGAACTATTGCCAACAATCAAAGACGGTATGCCGTCAAAACTGGTTGTACCAGTAACACCAATACCCACCACACCACTCGAGTCTATGCGCACTCGTTCGGTGTTGTTAGTCTTTATAAGAAAGTTGTGGTTAGAATTTGTGCCAACGCTACTTGAACTACCTGAAGATGACAGTCTAACATCAGTAGAATTTGTATCAACAAGCCGAATAATAGCTGAAGAACTACTGTTTGCTATATCTAAATCAACAGCAGGATTATTTTTATTAATTCCCACTCTACCACCCGAATCTATGCGCATTTTTTCGCTACCATCTATTTGAAATGAATGTTCAACAGACGCACCACCTGACTTGCTTGTATTCCAAATTGCAATAGGGTCGGATTCAGTATTATCTACTTTTATTTCTACT